CAGCCATCGGGCATAATGAGCCCGCGACCTTCCAGCCCAGCTTTGAGCATTCGCGCCTTCCAGTCGTTGCGGGTTGTGATATTTCCCCCCGCTTTGTCCGCGTGAAAAATATCACCAAGTTTTGCGACCATCGCGATAGCTTTGAGCCCTTCGCTGTCGTGCTTCTCGCCGTTTAGGATAGCGGTTTTGAATTGCACAATTTCATCGGGTTGCAAAACTGATTTTGATTTCTCCATCAATTTATACAATACCGATTCAAAAGTATATCGCTCCCACGTGCGATTGAGATAGCAGATTTTTACGCTGTCAATCTCGCGCCCATCGCGCAGAAGAGTTGCCACGTGCTTGAACGCGACCCTTGTTTTTTTCCATTCGCAAACCGCTTCAAGATTTTGATTTATTTTGAATGATTCCATAGTTGTTTATTCAACAGAACAACATCAAGAATGAGAAACTATTGATATTTAATTGTCAATGTACAGTGCAGTATTGACCGCACGAGAGAGAGCAAGACCAGAACGTGGAAGTATTGAGATAGAATGTATACAATTTTATTTGTTTGGCGGGTTGTGGTTTTCACCATAACACCTTGCCGTTTATTGTTCACCTCTCACCATCGCCCCAGTGCTTGCCCTCTCTTGTACTGTCAATGTGTTTTGCTTACCTCTTACCTTCTATGTCCATCTTACTCCCTATCAATTTACTTGTCAATAGCATAACTGTGGATAACTCCATATATACATACAATAACATATATTCTATTACTGTCAAGTGAGCCGATATTCTTCTTCGTTGACTTAGTTATTGAATATAAATTAATCATAGACAAGGTTTAGATTGTGTGTTATGTAGTAGACCAAGGCCGATTCTTGTTTAACTATTGACCATAGGATAAGGATGTGTTATGGCAATGATGAGGAGAGGGGAGTACTCTTTCTCTTCCTATCCCACACTCCCAACTCCTTGTCAAGTCCCGCTCTAAACCCATTCCATTCTTTCTTAATTCCCTGATTTGGGTAGTGGGTATATTACAGTTTCATTTTATTTCTATGGGTAGGACACCCTAACATAATTTACCCTCCTGGTGCCAAACCCTCCCCTTTCTGTATTAGCTCTATACGGGTTATAAAGTTATAGCTCTCCCTTTTTTTTAGGGGTAAGTTTGTTGGAGTATTCTCCAGAATAAGAATGATATTGTCCAAGATTCAGAACTATTAGCTCTATACGGGTATATAAAGGCGGACTATTTAGAGGCATCCGCACCCCAGCTCTATTATTCGTGGCTGTCCCTACTTCCATCTGGTTCTTACTGGGACGAGTATAAGTAGGATTTATCCCAGAAGTGTCTTAAACTGAACTTTTGTGAAGTTAGTTTCTAACCATATACCCAGGTCACTATGCCCATATATGGTCTCTCTCTTTAATTTACCAGGAGAGGGAGAACTGGCTTGGACTAATCCGCAGCTTTCGTGTGTGCGCACTAGCTACGCGGGTTCCCATCATTCTTGTCTTTAAGGTTGATTCCTTATTTTAAGCAAATTAGCAGAGTATGGTTACTTATCGGCTAATTGCTTCTTCCTCCATTGGAAGAAGGAGACTGGGTGCTTGTAGTGTCTTGATAGACGCCCAGTCTTCCGCCTCCAACGATTACAAGCTCTTTCGACTTCGTTGACGTATTCAGCTAAAAGTGGATTCCTAGCTCTGATTCGTTCACTGTTTCTCATAGAAGGTAAAACGCAAAAAACCCCAAGTCAAAGACTTGAGGTAATCTGCTCAAAACCAATATGAAATAAAAACGCAAATTGTTGTGTTCTTATTTCAGACTGCATATTGGTTTTTTTATTTTATTCATTAACCTCATAATACTCTTTTAAAAAACAATGTCAATAGTCTAACTGTGGATAACTTTTTATGGTTGTTTGTTGTGGGGTTTTATGTTATTATCGGAATATGGAAGAAGAAGTGTTTAAGAAACCAAAAAGAAGACAGAGCCAAGATAATCTACGAGCGCAACAAGATGCGAAGGATAGAGGTGTTGACCCCGTGGGTTCTCAAATTTATGGGGAGAAGTTCGTTCGGTTTCACAGGATTGGAGAAATTAAAGATATTCTTCCGGCGTTCAAAGATTTTTATTATCAGGCGAAAATAAAAGACCCGAACGCGACACTGCGTAATATCTCGCAAGGATTCAATCGTGAAGTATGCGAGCCGATGGGAAGATTGTTTCATCCGTCGATAAGTCAGGTGAGAACTTGGCGCAAGAAATGGGATTTGGATTTGATACAGCAGATGACGGATAAGGATATTAAGATTATTGAGCGGAAAAACGTGCATCAGATTATCAAGACACGCGACGATAATAGAAAGCTGGTTCTGGGAGCGGCGGATGACGAGCAGCTTGAAGCGGGGGTGAGGACTCTGGGAGGGGAACTTTTAAATGACGCGATGCAGATGTTGAGAGATGACCAGGAACTCGAAGAGATTTATACTGATGAAACTCTTATCAAACGGAGGAACTATATCGTGAATGTGTTTTCTCACGCGACCAGACTTGTTCATGGCAAGGCGGCGTTGATGCTCAAGGCATCGGCTGAGAAGAGAGATACGGCCGGATTTTTAATGAGTCTGTTGTCGCAGGCCACAGCTGGGAAATTATCCGATGAACAGATTGCTCTGCTTGAGACGGCTTATGATAATAAGAAGGGTGAGGTAGAAATACTCGTCAATAATGAACAACAATAATAGATATTCTTTTGATACTATTGCAAAGAATTTTCTCATTTCTACAATGCGGAATGAGGATAAAGCGCGATTTCTTGAATTACTTAAAACAGAACGGCGCGGGCGAGCTGACATTATCTATTTCTCCGAGGAGATGCTGGGAGTTCCATTGAATGATTATCAGAAGAAATGGCTGACTCGAACGACTACTCCCCGCTCAAAGTGGATTGAAAAGTTCGGAGATGCCATTGAAGATATTGGCGGATTTATTTTTGGTTCGAATATCTCAAGTATTGGCAACCAATCAGGGAAAACCGTCGGCATCGCTATTAAACATATTTGGTTCAACAAATTTAAAATCGGGATGGAGTTGGATGAGAGACTCATTAATTCCGCGTATTACGCCACTTTAAATATCTCGCCACATTCCCGCCAAACCAAAGCATGTTATCAACACGTGAAAGATATTTTAAATGGGCAGTTCATTATCGACGAAGATGGCAAGAAAAGATTGAATGATTTAAGTCCTTTAATGAAAGAATTTGTCGTCGGTGATAATGTGAATCTCGGTGAGATTAGATTTGCCAACAAGAGCATGATGTACTCGGTGCCCACAGGCCAAGACCAAGCGTCATCTTTGGCGGGCGCGCAGTTCGGATATATTTCTTATGATGAATGTAGTCAAAGTTTACATTTAAAAGAAGAACTAGGCGCCAAGATTCTTTCTCGTCTTATTAAATACGGATGTTGTCTCGATTTAATCGCTACTCCAGAAGTGGATAGTCCCAGTCATCAGTACTATCTTCATATTGTGAAGATGGGGATGAAAGGAATCCAGGGCTGGTGGTCTCTTACGGGGATGGGTATGGACGATAATAAATTCATTCCCAAAGACCAGCGTGAGAGGGCTAAGGCGACGCTTTTAGCTACCGATAAGAAACGATATAGACAGGTGGTGAAGGGTGAGTTTATCACATCAGGCAAGCGATTTTTTGATGCCTCGGAAATTGAGAATTTATGGAAGTTGCCGAGTAAAAAAGATTGCCAAAGAGGCGGGAAATATCTTCTTGTAGCGGATTGGGGATTTTCCGACAGCGGAGATGAATCAGTGTTTATGGTACTTGACTATACAAGTTTCCAATTTAATGGTAAAATAAATATAGTGAATCACGAATCAATTAGAGGCGGTTCACCCCAGATGCAGTTTTCGCTCCTTCGCACTCTTTATGACCAATATACTTGGCACGATGAAGATGGGGTAGGAACGCATCCGCCGGTATTTTTGACTGACGCGCAAGGTTTGGGTGGGGTGGTGATTAAAAAACTGTTGGCTCTTTTAAATCCTAAATCGTTTGAGATTGAGAAAGATGAAGCGCTGTTCATAACAAAAAGCGCGATGGCGAAAGGAAGAGATTATTTTGAATCCGATATAGATGGCGCCATAATAGAGAAGAATCTGGATTACGGAGTGATTCAATCTTATTATATTGATGAGTTGAATGAACAGTTAGGCAGTTACCATATAGAAGATAAAAAATTAACCACTGATTTCACGATGACTTTAATGATGGGGGTTTCTTATATTATGAAAAAGTTTGCTGTCATATCATCAAAGAAAATAAATCTGAACCCATTAAGCGGATATGAAGCCAGTATCACAAGATTCAATTCAGGTCGCAGTCAGAATTATAATTTAATAAGATAAAAAATGGGACTTTTAGCACTATTAAAAGGTGAGATGTCGGTAGGGGAAAAAAATCCTCGCGCTGTCGAATTAGCGAAAGAAATTACGGCGCTTGAAGGAACTATTCGTCTTGATTGGACGAGGCGCGTATATGGCGATGGTGTTTATTCTGGTTATCAGACGCTTCGTGATTTTTATAAAGGAAAGCAGTGGAGTTTCCGCAAAGAAGGTGGTGGCACGATGCGCACCTATAATTATTGTTTCACCATCGTAGAAAATATGACAGCGTTTCTTACGAACGAACCGCCTCAAATTTCTTGTCCTCCGAGAAATGTTACCGACCCAGTGGAACGCGGTCTCGCGGAAGGTCGCACGAAACTTTTGGATGCCATTCACGAGGACAACGCGCTATCGCTTGTCTTCCAGCGCGCCGTGCGCACAGGTTCGATTACAGGGGATGCTTTTATATTCGGCGCTATTCCGACTTTTAAGACGGATGATGATGGCGTGAAAACTTTTGACCGCATCCGTTATTGGAATATTGAGAAGCCGGAGCATATTCAGGTTCTTTGGAAGGATGAGAATTTTAATGAGATGGACGGTTTTATTAAGAAATATCGTATTTCCGTAGAATCAGCCAAGCGTCTTTTCAAAATAGAACTCAAAGATAAAAAGTTCGTCATCCAAGCTGATTATGACGCGGAGAATCCAAGCGACACTCAAAAGACAGAAGTACCAATGGTTACAATCAAAGAATTATGGATGGAGAATGAATATTTGTTAATGTTCAATAATGATAATAAGCCAGTCCACTACGTGAAACACGATTTTGGATTTGTGCCGTTGCAATATATTCCTAATATCCATCTTCCTGGCGAGCCGAAAGGCACATCGGATATTGAACACGAACTCGACCCTCAACAAGAATACAATGAGCGAGCATCTGATTTGGCTGATATTATTAAAGAGATTGCCAGACCCGCTTATTGGGGCAAGAACCTTGACAATCTTTCAGAAGTAAGGTCTGGTCAAATTGTTATCTACCAAGTTGGCGACGACGGCGACATTCAAGCGATGCCGAAATCCGGTCAGACATTTCCGTTGGAGAGTTATTTGGAAGACCGCAAGAATGATATTATCGCGTTGTCTGGTATGAATCAGGTGCTTTATCCAGGCAGTCAAGTCTTACAAGCTACTGGGCGCGCTCTTTCTGTTGTGATGCAGGGCGTGAATAATAAAGTTTCTCTCCGCAAAGAGTGGTGGGTTCGCGCATTCAAGGAACTCAATAAATCCATTCTCTTCCACGCCGAGAATCATATTCCCAATGCAAAACTTTTGATTGACGGATTTTATAAAACAGACGTGTTCGTCAGTTCGGTTCTCTTGAGAAGCGTGGTTGATGAAATCTCCAAGTTCCAGGCGAAGGTGCAGTCGCTCACCACAACCCAGCACAATGTCGGTATTTCAAATCCTTCCGAGGAGCAGAAATTAATGAAAGAAGAATTGCAGGATGAAATTCTCGCAACCGAGATTGCAAAACAACCAGGATTGCTCCATCAGATTCTTGCCGACCGCGTTGCGCAGATGAATCAAGCGACAGGCGGAGGAATGACTGGGGCGGGGATGGGTGGAATTAATGGGCAACCGCCACCGATGCAGACTGAAGAATCAGCAATGGAAGGGGGAATACCCCCAGCAAGAGGAGTTGCTTCACCTGTAACAGCTAAAGGAGCAATCGCCGGTGCTGCCGCGAGAAGAGGCGGAGTAGCGGTGGCGCCTAAGAAATAAATATGGCTATAAACATCCAACAAAAATTCAGTGTTGACCTAAACAGTGTGGTAGAAAATTCCATTACTAGCGTTAAAGCTGTCCGCAAAAGCGAACAAACACGCAAAGAAGCGGAGTTTCAGCGAGCGATTGCCAACGGTCTTTCATACGAAGAACAACTTATTATGAGAGAGAAGCAACTTGAAGAAGAAAAGAAATCATCTCTTTCTGATGAGAGTTATATCAGTGATTTGGAGAAATCTGTTGCTGATACAAAAAAACTCAATCGTTTTAATAAATATCGCAGACGATATGCGGAAACATTCGGGAACTTAAATTCAGGCAAAATTAACGAAGAGCAGTATCTTTCTATTTTGAAAAATCAATTAATCGGTATTGATGACCCAGATTTGCGTTTGGAAATCCAGAACGATATTGCCTCCGCGGAAACACAAGTGAAGACTTATAAAAAGACGATTCTTGATAATCAAGTAAGGAAAGCCAAATATGATGGGACGAAAGATGTTCTAACTGAAACCGTTGCTAGAGTTAATATGGCACGCACTCAAGCTCTGATAGATAACAATGAAGATGAGGTGACGGCACACGACGAAACTCTTTCCGCGCTTAATTCACAATTATCAAGCGTTCGTGTTCAAGACGCAGTGACTGATTTTGAAGTGAAAAGTTCAACGCGCGGAACCAGTCCTATTGAACGGCTTGATTTTATGAACTCCGAGATTCTAAAAGCCGACCCGAATGTGCCTGTTCGAATCAATGATAAAACATATAATTCCGCCCAGCAATTCTGGTCTCTTGAACGGGATAATTACTTATCTGATAGATTCTTTAAAGATTTAGATGAGGATGTGAAGAATAACATAAATACAAATACTGCCAGATTCGGTTACCCGACGCAAGGAGTTCTTGACCAGACTTTTAAAACATTCGGCGATTTGCGCGCTAGACCGGAAATGACTCCATTCTTAAATCGTCTTGATATTACTCAATCATCTTCTATGAGCGATGCTGTTATCAAATTCACGGATAAGGTTATAGACGCGGCTGAAACAAGTCTTGAATTTGATTTTGCAGACACGCAGATTAAATCGCTTGGTCAGAAATATGGAATTGATACGTCAACAAAACGTTCAGAGCTTTTCCAAAGAGTTAGAGGACTTGAACAGGGACAACTTATTCCTGCTGGGTCAACCGAGCGACTTGCCGCTAAATTACAGGTTGATATACCAGAGATAAAAGAAGAAATTGTTGCTCCGAAAGCACCGACAACTCCTACCGTGCCAGAAAAACCTGTCGTTACGGCAGTATCGCCAGCAGCATCAGCGATTCCAGAAGTTCCAAAAGAAAAACCGCCAGCAACTCCTAGTCCAATGGTGGAAGCCCCGCAATTTACTCCAGCAGGAGGAATAGGCGCGAAATCAGATGATGGTAAATTCACATTTACAAACGAAGGATGGAAACCGATAGCCCCGATTCCGACTGAGACTTCGACAGCCACCCCAGTACCGATAACCCCCGCAACTCCATCAACTTATACTGGTGTCAGTGTGGTTGATTATCTGAAATCACAGAAACAAGACGCTTCTTTTGAAAGCAGAAAGAAATTGGCGGTAGAAAAAGGAATTACTGATTATGCGGGTACGGCGAAACAAAATGAAGAATTACTTAAACTATTAAGGGGATAAAAATATGACTTGTAATAATTGCTCAAAAAAGATTACGAAGTATTCTAAGAGTGGATTATGTTTATCGTGTTGTAAGACTGGTAAAAAAGTTAATTTTAG